ATGCCTAAAAAAAATTTTTCTTCTAAGAACAGACAGACGGCAATCAATGAGATTGTCGGTTGGAAGACTCCGAAGTTTCATCAGGCTTCGGAATGTTATGTATCTCTATCAGCCTTTGACCCTACGAGGGGTAAGTTTCACATCAAGAAGTTTATGCTTGACCATATCAAGGGCAAGCGTAACCAACGGGTATATGGAGAGGCACTTATCAAGAGGCTCACGGAGAAGCTGATGCAGGGATGGAATCCTTGGGTGGAGATGGTGCAGCCTCTTGAATACTCCTCTTTCGATGATGTGTGCAAGAAGTATGAGGATTACTTGCTTAAGCTGCTCAAGGAGCATAATATGAGAGAAGAATCCGTAATATCCTACACCAGTAGAATAAGAGTGCTGAAGGAATGGAAGGAGAAGCAGAAAATCAACCTGTTCTATACTTATCAGTTCGACAGTCGCCTGGTTGGGCAGTTCCTTGACTATGTATTCGTGGATAGGAACAACACCATCCGCACCAGGAACAACTACCTTTCCTGGTTAAAAACTTTCTGCAAGTATCTCCTTGAGCGAGGGTATATCCCGACTGATCCTACGGAGAGTTATTCCATCGTCCAGCGCAGGGGGCAGCTCAAGAACAGGGATGTGATACCCGACGAGGTTCTTGCTGAATTGAAAAGCTGGCTGATGGTGCATAACAGGCATTATCTGCTGGCGTGCTATATCCTGCATTACTTGTTTGTGCGACCGAAGGAAATGAGCTATCTGAAGATAGGCGACTTCAATATAAAGAAGAAGACTTTGTTCCTGCACGGGGCAAATACCAAGAACCATAATGATGCCTTGCTCACTATGCCCGACCATGTTATGAAGCTGATGATAGACCTTCACGTTTTCAATAGCCCAGGGAACTACTATCTGTTCAGTGATGACTTTGCCCCTGGTCCCAAGCGTAAGAGTGAAAAATGCTTCAGGGATTATTGGGGGCGTGAGCTGCGCAAGAACCTGAACCTTACTGACCGATACAAGTTCTATTCACTAAAAGATACGGGTATTACCAATATGCTTCGAGCCAACACGGATATCCTGACCGTGAGGGACCAGGCACGCCACTCCTCGATATTGGTAACGGACATATACACCCCGAAAGATATTCAGGAAGCTAACAAATTACTGCTAAATTACAAGGGGGTGCTTTGATATTCTTCAAAAATAGACAGTAGGAACGCCCGTATAGGCTTCCTACTGTCCATCTTTCCTACAATTTGCCCTTATATATATAAGGTGAAATCAATTGAGTCTTTTTCTTTCCAGCCTGTGGCAACGGTCTGCATTATGAAGTTCACGAATTTTGTATAAAAGTCCGTAAGTTCATCAAGGGTATTGAATGTGACATAGTACGGAAGCTCGTCCGTACCAAACTTGAATGCTATCGGAAGATTAGAACCATTCGTCTGTACTGCAAGGTCGTAGCACGCCTTGTAATTGAACTGATTTTCGTGAGATAGCCACACAGACTTTCCGAGGTAAGTGAAATCGGATAAAATTCTCTCTTCCACACGCTCGTTAATCCAGCCGAAGATTAGAGCCTTGATAGATTCAATACTTGGCTTACCCGAGAATTCCTCCTCCATGTAGGAGGTTTCACCATCGGTGGTCTGCACATCCCAACGCACTCTCCATTTGTCTTGCACAGGGTTTACGCACTCTATAAGCCGTACCCCTGAAGAACCTTGAACTCTTTTCATACTTATTCTTTTTATGTGAATATATAATGTCCGAAGCCGTTGGAGTCGTCCCACCCAATCGTTATGGGCATGGAGGGCAGTTTGTTTGCCTTCTCAAGGCACTCAAGGTCATATTCCATTTCCTTGTCGTCGGTGAAATACTTTTTAAGAACACCTCCGTCATCAACGGATACGAGCCAGCGCATCCCATTCTCTGTTTTGATGTCCCGTTCAAAGTCAAGTATCGTAACCGTCTTGTTCAACAAAGTCCTAAGCGACACGCAAGGGCCTCTAAATCTCTTCTTGCCATCCTTTACAAAGGGGGCTTGTTTGTTTTTGAAGTCTTTAAAAGATTCTTCCATGTTCTTTCCAGTTAAAGTATAAAATAAATGTTTACAGTCTGAATGTTTTGCCATGCCATAGAAACTTGCAATCACTTCCTTGCGCCTTTTCCTGCTTTTGATTTCGTGAAGTTTCCTTGCGCAGTTCTGTTTAATGCGCTTTCTTATTCTGACATGGTCAGGGTATACTACATATCCGAGCATATCTATTCCTTCTGTTATGGGATATACTCTCTCGTTAGGTTTTACGGTCAGATGGATAGCTTCCATCCGCTGATGAATAAGGTCTCTGATTTGCCAAAGATATTCCTTGCTATGGGAGAGGACGAGACCGTCGTCGCAATATCGGTAGAAATACCGGACACCCAGTTCATCCTTGAGGTAATGGTCAAGATGGACGGAGAGTAGCAGGTTGGCTAAACTCTGAGAGCTGCGCCTACCTTTTACGAGTCCGTCATGGGAAAAAACGCAACTCGAAAGAATATCTATCAGCCGTTTGTCTTTGAAAATATGCCGAACACAAGACATGATGAAGTTGCCGTCTATCATGTCATAGAAAGATTTTAGGTCGAATTGGTAAGCATATCGTGTACCTTCAGGGTCTTCAGCTATATCCCTTCGCATATACAAGGAAAGATCGTGCATCCCTCTTTTCTTGATACTGGCAGCAGTAGTCCTTATGTATCGGTTTCTGATATGCTTATCAACCACTCTCATAACCGCATTCTCGGCAATTCTAAGAGTCATATCATATATGGCTATCCTCCTATCCTTACCGCCCTCACGCACCGTGATAAAATGGCATCTTGCCTTGGGCAGATGCCCATTGAGAATACCGTTTGAAAGTTTCTGAAGCACCTGTTCTCTATGTGCAAGAAGATACCGCCCTTCGGAGCACTTCTTTCTCTCAGTGCCTCTAAGGACTTCATCAAAAGCATCGGACATATTGCTATATTCGACGATTTCCTCGATAATGTACCCTTCTCTTATAGCCATAGCTTATAAATAAGGCTTTGCAGCCTTCAATCCTTGGGCCTGACTTCTTCGAACCATTAGGTCTACCAAACTCTACCCATCCTATTAATGTTCCGCCTTTCCACCATAGGGTGCTGTTGGCGAGGCTCATTCCCCTCGGCTCAGCATAGAGGACACGTCCTCATTGTCGTACGCCGATTATTGCATTAACGATTGTTGTTCAGACGCGACCCGACGTTCGACCACGAACCCGAAGCATCGTTATTCGCATTCGAGTACGCAACGCCACCATTCGCGTTCGCGTTGTTGTAACCACGGAAGACCACACGGGACTTGGGGGAAATCCGCCTTTGCGAGTGCAAAATTAGCAAAAAAAAAGGCAGAGCGAGTAATGCCCGGGGAGATATCCCCGAAAATCGCTCGCTCCGCTCGTTGATAGTCGCTTCGCGACACGCTTTACGTTTTCGCTTACGCCACCTCGGTTATCGCTTTGAATATCGCTACGCTCTTCGCTTTGACGAGTCGCCCTCTGAAGGCCAGACGCGAGCCGGCATGCGCATCCGAATCCGATGCACCGTAATTCGCACTCGAGAACGATACACCGCCAGCCGCAAACGCGTTGCGGTAGCCGCGATAGACCACACGGGACGCAGCTCCGCTGAATTCAAAGCGGTCGCAATAGAATGTGGAGGAGCTGCCGCTTGCGCCACCTGCGGGGATTATGTCCATATACTTACCATGGACAACAGCGGTAATCCAAAGACCGGTCGTGGCACCTTGCACCTTACGGGTAGTGCCGTCGGGCATCTCTATATACCAGACTCCTTGCTCCCCACTGCCGTTGGGAACTCCGACCTTATCCATCATGTCCCATTTATGGCCATAGACATCCTCATAGCCGAGGCAGTTGGTGTTGTTCAAACGGACGAATGAACCTAAGCCGTCGTTCGTCTTGACCTCATAGAACGCCAATGAATTATTGCCGTCAACTCCGCCTATGGTGTTTCCGTCTGTATTAACGGTGTCCTGCATACCGATTTCTGCCGTTCCGCCAGTCTTTCGCGATTCGCTATGCTGACCAGCTCCGCACTGAGACTGGGAGTCTCGACGGCCATAACCAGTGAAGAAGAGATTGGCTATGTCCCTGTGCATCTCATAATCAATCTGTTGCATACCGCGCTGCTCGCTGTAGAAATGGAAGTCCGTCCAAGAGAGGTTACCTGTGGTAGAGCCACCCGAGACGCAGCTTCTGAGCTTGCTGCCGATGACGGTACTTCCGAATACGGCGGTTAGACACTCTTGATGCTCCACCCAGTCAGGCTCCATGTCGAGGATATTATCGCTGTTGCTCAAGACTACGCAGTCGAACGGTGCGGTCTGCTTGATCGTGAAGTAGAGATTGACTGCATCTGAAGGAATGTCGTCGATAAGGTACATACCTGGATTGAACTTGTTGGTCAATGTAGGTACGACGATGCTCTTGAGTACCTTGCCGTCAGCGTTTGTAAACACAGACCCCACTAACGATGCTCCAGGAACGGTCGGGAATCTGACTTTCTTATAGCCGGACACCTGGACACGGCAAGTGGAATAGTTGCCGTCAGTGGCATAGGCTTCGGTAATACTTGGTTTACCCGACATAACCTTATAACCCTTGCGTAAGTCTCCACCGCCCTGAATATCGTCAAACGTGAGGACGGTTGCCTTTGGGCGTGGGGGCATCTGCTCGTTGGAGCTATAGCATGACCAGTGCTTGTTGTTCAAGAAGTCATTGACACCCTTGAACCAGTAATGTGGCTCATACATCATCACATCTCCTTCGGTAGAGTCGAGTTTGGCAGCACTGCACCCACTCACATTCTCTGCGTCGGCATAGAAGTTCGAGTTGCTGTCATGCAGTGGAAAGTAGGTCATCACCTTTCCCTTCTCCGTCATCTTAGCAAGGACTCTATGACGCATCTTGGCGATGCGGAGTCTGTGTCCGCTCATAGCAAAGGCATTGCCGAATTTGTAGCCCGTCTTGTTGTCAAGGTTGCTTACGTTCCTGTCATCAGAAACAGAATCATCAAACTCGAAGGTGGTGTAATCGGGTTGATGGATATTCAGGTTCGGATAGATGACCTTGTACTGCTCGTACTGCTCATCAGCGATATAGGCCGTCAGGTAGATATCCCCGATAAGCTGGCAGGTACTTACGGCGTTACCCTCGGCATCGACACCCTTGTAGTGCTTGTATTTCTCAAGGAACGAGCCGTCATCGGTGATATTGACTCCCTCTATCCTCAATCGGGTAACGTTCGTACAACGGCTTAGCAATTCCTGCCAGTCAAGTTTGGGGCAGCTGGCGAAAATCATCGTAGTGACATTGTCGTACCCTTGAATGTTCAGGTGTTCCATATCGAGCAGGGGCAGATAGCGCAGTTTCAGGGTCGTGAGGGTCTCGGGAAGAACCAAGTCCTCCACAGGTGCGCCGTCGGCAAGCACTATACCCTGAACCCTTGTTCCGCCGAGACGAAGAATGCGGATACGCGTCTGGCCGCTGACATCGAACTCCGTGCTGGAGCTTGTGCCGGTCTTCACGCCCTGCTGGTTGGTACAGTCGATGACCTCTATCTTCTGACAGCTCTCGAAGTTGAACCACCATGACTGCGAGCAGGGTCTGTCGCTGTGTGCGTCAATCTCCTTGAGGACGAGAGCCTTGTTCAAGTTCACGCCGTTCTGCACGGAGGCGGCCACCCCCGACAGGTCGAGCTTCTCCATTCGGCTTGCCCCGTATAGGTCCACTGGGTCATTGACGGTAATCTGACCGGTAAACTCAAGGGATACGGTCTCTCCCGTATCGGCTTTCTTTGTGTCGGTATGGCTACCGTTCTTTGTGTTCCAGTCAAAATAGTAGATGCTGTTGGCCGTGATCCTGATGTGTCCCGTAGGGTCGCTTGCGAGACGGCTGATATACATCTCCACATTATCGTCCTTGTAACTGTCGCAGCCGTAGTAGGCGTCAAGGAGCGAAAAGCGTTTTTTTATCATATTGACGCGATGGGCATAGTTCGTGCCGTCCAGCGCATAGATGTACGGATAGGTAACGCCCTCGGTCAGCGTGCCGTCCTTTATTACCTTTACACCCTTGGTAGCAGGGATGATGTACTTGAACTCTCCGCTCTTGTTGTACGCACGAGCGCACCAGTTGCCCATCTGCTTGACATTCCACATATCAAACTCCCTCTCGTTGGTAAGGAAACCGCGCATTTTCTTGGCCATGGCACGAAGCTCGTCGCTGAAGTTGGCAAGAAGCAGACACCAAAGCCATGAGTTATGTCCCTCGAAGGCGTATTTGCTCTTGTCGGCATCCCAAGTCTCACGGCTGAGTGTGTAGAGGTACTTGAGGAATGAGTCGTTACGCTTTCCGAAGGCACAGTCGCCGTCGTAATACTTCATATACCAGTGTATCAAGTCCCACGTGCGCATAATGATATTTTTCACGCGCTGGTCTACGCTCATATGGTAATCCGTCCACAAATAGTAACTAAGCAGATGCTCTACGGGGAAGTACTGGTAAAGCTCGGCCTTGAACTTATCACTCTTAAAGAGAGAGATGTTCTTGTAGTCTGTCCTGGAGAGGTCGAGACCGTTCTTCTTTACACACTCCTGCACGCAGTCGTATATCCAGCCGAAGAGTCGTAGCAGGGATTTCTGTGTGCCTGGTACCTTGTTGTCGATGGTACTCCAGTTGAAATCCTCGGGGAAGTTGAACTCCAAGGCATCGTCGAACTCCGTCTGCATCTGCCTGAGCAACTCACTGCTGTCGGCAGAACCTGCGGACTGGAATTGCCCAGGGCGACTACCATTGTTAAGGAACTCCAGTGCCACGGACTTACTGGTGTCAAATCCCGACACGTTGGAATGGCCGAACAAATCGCCACTCTTGGATTTGTCGTTGTTGAAGTTGTATTGCCCGTAGTATTCGATGCTGCCGTCTTCGGACTCGGAGCTGAACACGTCCACGGGAAAGCCGTCAATAGCCTGACGGACACGTTTGTCGTGTTCCTGCGGAGGAGTGAGCAACCCGAGTGAGCGCATCATCTCATCGAACAGACGCGCTCCTCCCGTGTTCATCGTCATAGAGGAGTCGGAATAGTCCGCCTTCAAGCATATCAAGGAAGATAATATACCTTCAGGGACTATCGGCCAGCCCTTGAAGTCCTCTACAAGATACCATGTCCCCTCCTTGGTACGGCGAGAGATCTTGACAGTACCAGGCTTAAGCAGATAGATGCGGTAGTTCTTTCGTGGGTATTTGGTGGACGAAGTACCTTGAATGCGTACATAGCAGCCTTCCACCTTCAAGTCCCATTCCCTACCGAAAGGACTGTAGTAGATGAAGTCGGTTAGAAAGTCCTTCTTCTTGTTATTGGTACTGTTTACCTCGTCGAGACCGCCTTTCCTGATAAACCGCACGACTCCCTTGCCTTTGGCGAGGATCTTGTTGATGTCATACTTGCCGTTATCGTCGAGAACATCGTTTTTATCAAACTCCCTCAGCATCTCCTCGCTGGTCTTACGGTCCACGATATAGTTGTCCACTTCCTCATCATCGCTGATGGCACGGTTGTAGACCCTTATGCTGCGAAGCTCGATGTCGGCATTGGCAGAGTCGAATGTTATGCTCTGCGGTACTGCCTGTACGAAATTATCGTCGGTATTGTATATATCGGCTTTTTCCCTGGTACCGTTCATATACAGCTCCATCAGGCGATACTCGGAACGCTTGCCTATCATCAGGGCCAGCTTAATGTCCAAGTCCTCCGCAAGATACTTCTCCACGCCTACGATACGGTTCTGCTCGTTACCGTCCTCGTCATGGTAGGAGACAGAGGAGCCTGTGAGCATACTGACCTTCTCGCCTGTAACACGGAAGCCTTTACCGTTGTAGATACAACTGATGACATCGGCGTCCGCCTTGGCAACGTTGCTGACCTTAAACTCCATCTCAATGGTCTTACCCACGGATGCAGGGTCTTGTGTCTCGTCAAACGGCAAGTAGTTTATGATAGCCTTCGCACCATTGCGCAGCACAAGCGCATTGCCATTCCAGCCGCTGGACTTCCAGTCCACACCTTGGAAGCTGGTTGTGATGCCTTTGTTCTCCCAAACCGCAGGGTTAGACTCGCCATTACTGCGTCCTGCTGCCGATAACTCGAATACAAGCCCGGCAGTGGCCTTGCTGATGTCGATAGAACTCTTCTGCACATCGATATTGAAGCGGTATTCAGTCGTACCACAGACAAACTTCTCCTCAATGGTATCCTTGCCCGTGTATCGGTTGGAATAGGTCTGAAGGGAACGCGCCGCTGCAAACGACTTCATCCGCACCTCGTTCTGGTACTCCACGAGCGTCGCTGGCGTATGGCTGGGGTCGTAGGCTATATACTGGAACGAGGACTGTTCGTACTGCTTGGCGACGATGGTTGGGGTGCGCCAGTCTGCGTGGAATACCCTGCCTTCCTCCGAGGTAAAGTAGATACCGATGAAAGGGGCTGTGTCGCCAGCCTTCAATATGTCTATGTACGAGCTTTTGCTGAGGATATTCCCGTTCTCGGCGACCAGCTGCACGGTATGCCGACCAGCGGTAAGGTTCTTTGCCTGGATGGCGAACGAACCGTTGGTAGTTCCTGACTTCGTAACCGTCTGTGTGGTTGGCGTCTCATTGCCGTCGATATACATATTAACCACCTTCTCTCCACTACCTTTGACGGCATAGGCAATATCAATGATGCTTCCATCGGTATAGCCACCCGAGGCTATCGAACCGACGATACTGCTGACATTGGTGAGGACGAGGTCGAGCGATACGACATTGACAGGCACATAGAATGACTTTTTCTGTGCAGAACCATCGGCATTTGCTGTGGCGGAGATATATGCCCCCACTGTTCCTGCCTCCTTCAGCCACGCATCGAGGACTACCGTATGAGCCACCGTGCTTGGATTGACCCCTGTAAGCGTCTCCTCGTGTAGTGTGACAGATCCACGCTTGATGGTAAGGGTAACATCACCGACAACTCCGTCCTCCGCACCGTCGGCATTGATATGGTTGTATACCCAGCTCAAGGTGGAATGACCGCCTTCCTTGACCTTCGAGTTGTCCACATTGGCCGTCAAGACTATCTTGGAAGTGGTGGAAGTCCCGCCACCACCGCCCTGTACCTTGAACTGTGCCACTTGATGCCCAGACTCTGTGGTGAGGGTTACCGTGCTGCCCTCGTCGTCCGTATCCACATCAGCATTGAACGTGGGATTTTTCATTCCCTCTATGGCTTCGGCAATGACCTTGTTTTGAACAGGGTTGGTGGATTCCTTGTTCAGAGAGGAGTCAACCTCTATGGTGTCTATATTGATGCTTACCGCCCCGTCATCGCTTGGCGTGAGTTTCTGACCGTTGAGCAGTACTGACTTGATTTTACCACCGCTGCCAAAATCGCCCCAAGAGGCTGCCGACTCCCAGCTATCGATGGAAGTGGCGAGGAACTGCTTAGTTTCAGCTCCTTTCTCCGTAGGGAAGGTAATGCAGCGAAGCAATCCTCTGTACTCTGAAGGAACAGCCTTGATGGCTGTTTCAAGAGTATAGTACTGTCCCTGTGGCAAAGGAGCTATCATCGCCATATTGATAGTATTGCCAGTGTTGTTGCCACCGAACTCGACGAGTCCGTCTGACTGCGAGAAGGTGTAGAACTTATCTTTGCCCTTGACTTTGCAGACGAATATCTTATCGGTAAGCACGGCACTTGTATCCGTCTGATACATAGTATGAGCCTCGAACTTGCCCTCTGACACCTGCCAGCTGCGGTAATATTCGAAGTTGTCTCCTGCGTTCTTTTTCAAAAGAAAGCACTTGGCAACTGTGTTAAAAAAGACTCCGACAGCATCGGTTGGTATAGCTGATGCTTGCTCAACGGTGCGTCTCTCGGTGTCAAACCCTGCAAAACGGACGGTGGCACCCCGTAAGGCAGCAAGGGAGGTGGACTGAAAGTTCTGCGTTACCTGCCGTGCATCCTGAACGGCAGTCTCTGCCTGTGTCTTCAGCTGGGTAAGGCTGTCTTTCATATCCGCAACGGCCTGTGCGTCCGTCTTGATAGTCTCCAGCTCCTTCATAGCTTTCTCTACCTCCTTGGCTGCGTCGGTGGCTTCCTTACCCAATAATTTCAATGGGACTTTTACCATTTCGTTGCCACGGGCAGCAGGAAGGGAGTCTATATTGTCGAGGCTCTGCACCTCTTGCAATTCACTCACACTCTGGCTCTCACTCTTTATCTGAGAGAGAATGTCCTGCTTCAAATCTTTCTTTTCCTGTTCTGTAAGTGCCATTTCGTTATGATTTATATTGATAGTATCGTTTTTTAGTTTTGCCTATTGATGATTCTCGCCGTATATTGAGTACTGAAGCTGTCTATCTGTGCGGTACGCTCCGGATCATACACCAGAAGGAACTCCACCGTATCGCCTTGCCCCATCGTCATATCCTCCCACCGTCCTCCGTCCCAATGGGTAAGCAGTGGGTAATCTTCCAAGTCCCAAGGCGTTTCACCCTTGCTGTTCTTTCTCTTGTTCCGTCCGAATATGATAAAATCACTCGCGCCGAGGTCAGAGGCTATAATCAGCCGGAAGGCAAAAGGCGTCTTCTGTCCGATGTTCAGGGCGGAGCGCATCGACGAGAGACGGGGCAGGGCTATGCCGGAGTTGCCCACCCCACAGGTTACCATCAGCCGGTTGCTGTCCCTGATCTCCACGTCATAGATGATGTTGGCTTCTTTCACATTCACCTTTGCGAACTGAAAGCCGTCGATTAAGCCGTTCAGCACGCCGTTCCCCGTACCGGCAAAGGCAAAATTGCCGCTCATCGAATTCCTGATGTCGAAAACAATTCCGTACTTGGGCAGGATGCCCCAGTCCTTGCCGCCGTAAGAGTAGTCCGTAGCCGTGTCTATCAGGCGTACCAGCATAGGATGTCCGAGACTGTTCCACGTCCCGAATATAGCCTGTCTGTCTTTGGCGTTGAAGCCTATCATAGAGTCATACAGGAACAAGCCGTTTCTGTCATCCTCTATCTTGTAGGTCCCGTCCGGTTGCAGTACGCGGTTCGACACACCTATATGGTTGCCGCTGATGGCAAAGCCACCAATATATCCTCTTTCGGCATTGATTTCACCGTCGAATTTTCCATTGGTTGCCTCTATGCTTCCATCTTCGAGTATCTTGAAGTTGTCATTCGCCGTAACAAGTCCTTCGAGCTTGATATTGTCGGCAGTGAGCTTGATGACCGTCTTGGTGTTACCGTCGGTATCTACCTCCTGAACGCTCACACCGATAAAGCCCACCTTGCCGTCGGCATCCTTGGCAAAGATACCCGAGCCCTCAGGCTCTATAACCAGTCCACTCTCTCGTAGTACTTTCAGGGCAGCCGGGTCTTTTCCATATATGCCAGCCGTGAGCTGTATCAGGCGGTCGGTCTGCTCGAAGAGGGTGCGATACTTGTATTCCAAGTCATCTATCTCACGCTGCGTGAGGATAAGCATATAGACATAAATCTCGCCAGTGAAACTCAGCTTGAAGTCGCCAGTGCCGTTCCATTGCCCGACAGCCTTGTACTGCTCGTAGCCCTCTGTAACTGATAAGTCTTCGCTTACCGTGAGCTGCTCGTAGTTGTCCTGCGTGGTAGTGATGTCCGTATCGACAAAACCTGCCGTGAGTTTACCGGGCTTTACCACGCGATAGTAGAAGGTAAGGTAGATGGGCTGCGGTATCGTCTTGCCGTCCTTGTCTTTCTCGAACTTAGGGTGTGCGGTGAAGTCGGCGTTCTTCTGAACTATATACTTGTTTCTGATCTTCATAACCGTGCGCCCCCTGTCGGCACCTACTACGGCAGAGTCGCCCTTCCACGAATAGACATTATTGTTTGCCCATATCCATTTTCCTCCGATAGTGAAGAAGGTGGTGTTGTTCTCGGTCTTCCATTTGTTCAGCCCGTCAAGGAAGAGGGAATTGGATAGGAAACCCTTGCCGACGATGAAGTCGGAACGCATAGAGTCGATTTCACTGCGTACCTTGCCCTCGACGATGGATACCCATGTGTTGATATTGATGCCTGTGCGTAGGATGAAATCGCCACGGATGTAAGCATTGTTGGAATAGAGTCCGTAACCGTGAGGTTGATTGTCTTCAGGGAACGCATCGTCACGGATACCGTCCAAAGAACCAAGCCGTGTGCGCAAGCCATCGTTCAGGTTACGCTCGTGAATACCATTGAGAATGTCGATGCGTGGTTGACCGTCGTCTGTGGCTGATATGAGGATAAGTCCCTGTCTTCCCACCTTATCAGAGCCGAACAGTACGCACTCATCGCCAGCAGTAGCTGTCCCCGCGAACCAACCGATATCATTTTTACTGATGACGGCGAACACCTGTCCGTCGTCCATGGTGCGCACTTCCTTGACTTGAACCCAGTAATGCTTGAGCTTGTTGCCATTGAATGTCTGACATCGAATGAAGTCGCCAGCCTCGAACTCGCAGCCGACCTCAAACGATAAAAGAATATCGTCGCCACTCTCCGATACGGAGTAAACCTTACCGTTGGCAGCCGACACGACCATCTGCCCCCCGACGCTGCGTACATGGTCGATGAGCAACTCAAAGATGCGCATCGTCTGACGCACCGTGAGATTATCCAGTTCAAGGTTGGCCAGCTCATTCTGCAACCACAACCGCCAACCAGCACCGTCCATGCCGTGAACGAAGTCCTTGCCACCAAGACTGCCTTCTACGGTGAGGTCTCCGCCTACGCCAAGACTGTGCTGGGTTGTGTCGTTGCGGTCTTTTCTTAGAATCTTATCCCAGTCGCTGCTCTTTGGGTCGAGATTGGCGGCGAGGGTGGCAAAGTCCGCCTCTCCTGCCGCAATCTTCTGAGCGTTAACGAGCAAGTATTTTCCGAAAATGGTAAGAGAGTCGAGCAGGGACATATTGCTATGCGAATGCCCGAAAGAGCCGTCGCCCTTATAGGCTGCGGTGATTTCGTGCGCGAGGAAGTCGAGGAAGGCTGCTGCCGTGGTGACGCTCCATTTGTCAGAGTAAGGGTTCTGAACGGGGAAGAGTGCCCCACCACTCAGCGAGAGCCTGTCGAACTCAACCAAGCGTGGGGCGACCGTAAAAGACCCGACATCGGGTATCTTGATGTTGAGAACCTCTGTCGGCTGCTCGGTACGGGAGATGTTGAGATAAGGTCGTGCGTCGGCATACCTATAAGTAAACGTGTAGCTTGAAGGCAGTTCCTTTGTCTGCCAGCTGGCATCGCTCTCCGTAACGACGATGCGACGGATATAGGAGTCGATGTAGAGGAACTTCCCCAACGAGGGGAAGAAGTCGAGCAGCCAACGACGCTCGCCATCGGAGAGGAAGCCTGTGTTCTTTTTGTGCTCACGGGTGGTATCGACACGGTATTCCTCGGCGTCGTTCTCTATCTCTGCTATGTTATGGGTATGCTTAGCGGTATTCTCCGAATCGCCATAGGCACGGAAGGTGTCGATGCCACCCAGTGAGTTCTCGAACAGAACCCACTGCTCCTGCTCGCTCCTGATATCGGAGGCATAGTATCGCTGGAGGTAAGTAAGGCGCGTTCCGGTTCTGGTCTCTACCCATACGTCGTAGTAGGACGGCAGCTTGTTCAGCTTGCCCGAGATGATGGCGTACTGCACGGGAATGGTCCACACACTGCCATTGGAAAGATTGGCCAGCGTGAGGTCATAGGACGCATACTCGCCATTCTTCTCCACGTAGGCACGGCATCGCACAACGGAATCGACAACGGCATAGTAGGTAAGGAACTCGGGGGTGTAATAAGTAACAGGCTTGACGGTGGGCTGCCACGTAAGGAAGTTCGCCTTCAGCCAATTGGCTGCCGAGTCGGAGAAATGGTCGATGCCGGCACGCAGCACAGAGAATGTCCAGGCTTCAGTATTGGAAGTACCGACCTCTGTTATTTGGGCTGTGAACTGGCGAACGATGGATGGCTGCTTGTAGACATCGGATATATCCTGAAGGCGGAACGACAACAGGGGGGTAATGATGCTTTCCAAGCCTACCTCGATGCGGTTAGACTTATTGGGTGTGTAAGTATGCTGGACGATGGTTGTTCCTGTGTCGGTATACTTCAGCACGAAGGTTATCTCGTTGTTGGTTGATACAACAAAGTGATTCATCGAGCCTGAAAGGCAGAGAGAATCAGGTTTTAACAATATATCCATTGGCGTTATTCTTTATGGCAAAATTACAAGAAAAAAGGTGTCCGATAAAGGACACCCTTGTTACTTGGGAACACACTCCAGCCAAACGTCCGTGCGTGTATATTTCCACTTGGAATGACGCCAAAAAGAGCCGTGTCTAAGCATCTGTGAAGTGAATGAGGACTGCTGCCCGTATGGCTTCCCTACATACTCGGCTGAAGGGATTGGTGGATAAATAGTGGTGAAGGTGCGGTCTTTGTCGAGTCCCGAATTGTGATAATCGTCGCTGCTTACCTCGGTCTGTCGCTCATGGCCGACCCACTTATACTTGGATTTCATTGCCGTGAGCTGCTCGGTGATAGCAGGTGCGGAGATGGAAGGCTCCATAAGGGATATGGTGCGCAGCTCCGACTCTACAGGCTCATTCTTCCCACCGAGCGTGAACTTGAGTTTATTGAAGAAGAAAGCTACACCACGAATTACCACCTTGGCATAGGACGGTAGGTTCTGCTTCTGCGACTGGGAAAGCAGTAACTTGACCTTCATCTCGTGGAGCGAGTTGCGCAACAGCAGGTCGTAATCGCGGTAGAACTTCTCGAAGATACCATCAAGACCGTGATAATAGAGGGCATAGTCGAAGATACGAGGATGCGTGGAGTCGTAGATGTCGTAGGACGATATAGTTCCTTCAGGACGACCTCCAGAGAGGTAGCTGAAGGCAAGCATCGCCTTTTGCTTACTTGCCGACTCGGAGGCTGCCTCTTTGTTCTCCCCTGCGACAACCATCTTTGAATTGAGCGAGATGTACGACCCGACATAAAGGAACGATCCAAAGTCGGTCTTAACCTCTGTCTCATCGACGGTAGCCTTATGCTTGAGCTGGCGGAACTCGGGCATCATATCAGGAACTTTTATCTCCTTTGGTTCGAGGTCTTCGCCAGTGTTGTAGTCCTGTGAAGCCTCTCCAATCTTGGTGATGACACTGTAGTCGCCCGAAAAGCCGTCCTTATAGAAAGCACCGTCGAGCGGATTGAAATAGGCACTGGGGTTAGCCTTGACCATACTATCAAGGTCATCGTAAGAGTCGGAGAGGTCGGTGTCTACCTTATCCGCAGATGTAATGGTTACACGCTGGTAGTCTTTTTCTGCCTTGTAGGATATAGTGGGTTCTTCAGTTACGCAGCGTGTGAGGTCTTCGGTGGGACGGGCAGCAAGGGTGTCGCGCAGGAAGATGATGTCGGCAGTGCGCTGCCCCTCGTCGGAGATAAACTCACAACAGAATTTCTTGCGAAACACGGCAATGAAGTCGGCGCAGGTAACATCGGGAACAAGGTCGGCGACCTTGATGCGCCCATTGACGAGTGCATCCATAACATTATTGACCACCACCATCTTTGAGAATGGCTCTGTGTGGGTGAAGAAGTTGTCTCGCAATTCATAACCGAAATGAGCGAAGATACGCTTCAGAAGATAGTTGGCACGAATGAAGGGCGAAATGTAGTAGCCCGGGGCAAGGGTGATGGGTACTTCGCCGACATACTCCGTGCGCTGGACGGCATTATAGAAGTCGCAGCCTTCGCCCGACTCGTCGGGGGAGAACGCTGCCAGCGTGGTAACTGGCACAAGTTGGTAGCCTTGTTTCGTCCACATCCATACATCCTTAGACTTGATGGCCTTCTGCTTGCCGTAGGCATTGAGCATTTTGTAGTTGAACCCCGAGTCTACACCTGAATCGTCGGTGAGCAGCACGGGGAAGATGCCGTACTGCTCATTGGTGTTACTGCGCAAGCCACGGCAGAACTCTATGCCCTGCTCGGGAGTGAACACACCAGGAATGTACTCGCCCTTGAAGATGTCCTTGAGCTTTACCTTCTGTATGCGAGAATAGAACGAGCCGTCGTTGATGTAAAACGAGGTGGAGATGCTGCCCTTGTGCTGTGCAGAGAGAACCACCTGACGGCACTGGGCGAAATACTCTCCGTCCTGAATGGCTACATCGACCGCCGACATCTTGACACGGCGACCGAAGGAGTCGGGGAAGCCCAGCAGACGGCGGTTGCGCTCGGAGGTGGGCAGCTCAAGCGGTGTGGTCTGCTCGCCATAATCGTTGAAGAACGGATTGGTACGTTCTACCTGTATCTGTGTGTCGGGCTTGAGGTTGTAGTCCTCGCCCTTTTCTAAATTTGTAACTCTCATTCTTTGCCTCCGTATTTACGCGCTTTATCACGCAGTTGTTGTTTCTGTTCGAGTTCGTTCAAAGCCACACTGGCAGGAATGCCCTCCACTGATATGCGGTCGAGGACATCGGTAAGACGCTTGATGAGCGAATCCTTAAAGGAGTCTTGGGCAATGCCACGCACATCACTGGTGGTGGGGACAATGTGTCCCCCCGAAGCACGCCCCGAGGCTTGCTGTATGAGGAACTTATTCATATCGAGGGTGCGTATCTTACCAGCACGCTGGGCGCGGTCGATGATGTCGATAATAGGAGCGACGGTAGGGTTCTCGACTGCTGCATTGGAGGCAACCCACTCCTTGCTATGACCATAGCCACCCTCGCCGACGATGACCGTAGGCTTGTTGATAAACCCTCGGCGGTCGGGGTCGTAGGCAGCGTGGAAGAGCTTGCCGTCCTGCTCTCGCTCAATGTCTATGCTGCCGCCCGACTCCAAACCAGTGGCAACACGTGCGCCCGATGCAGAGGCAGAACCGCTCGCTCCGCTGAGGGTCATCCGCTTCACCTTCTGACGCTCGGCGTTGGCTGCTGCAAGCTGTGCAACACCGGTAACACCCATAAGGGCTGCTGCGATAGGACCAGCGATAGGGCCGAGTTCGCCAAGAGCCTTCATTATGGATACTGCCGTATCGGCAATAATCTGTGATGCCTTGATGGCAAAGTTCACATCGGCATACTTCTTCTGTATCTTCAGCTTCTCGTCGGCTTTCTTCTTCTCAATGTCGGTAGTGTCCTTACCTGCGTTTCGTGCAGCCTCTATCTCGGCATCGTACTTGGCATCGACATTCGCCATCTCGGCATCCTGAAGGGCTTTAACCGCACCACCAGCAAGACCTGCGTAGTAGTCGAAAGCCTCCTTTGCCTTCTGTATCTTGAGGTTCTTTACTGCTTCCTCGTATTTTTCCTGTGAGATTTCCTTGTTCTGCAAGTGGAGCTGGAGCATCTCAAGCTCGGCGTTGTAAAGTTCCTGCTGGGTGGCAAGACCATACTGCTGACGTATCTGAAGCCGGTGTTCTTCTGCCTGCTGGTCAAGAAGGGTAAGAGCCTGCTGACGCTCTTGCTCATTGAGCAGGGTGTCATTCTCTATCTTCTTGCGACGTGCCGCAAGCTGGTCTTCAAAGGAGTCAAGTCCGTACTCCTGACGAGCCTGTGCCTTTTGCTGCTCAAACTCTTTCATCTTGGCGAGTTGCTTATCATTGTACTCCGACAAGATATTGATGCGAGCCTGCTGGTAGGCAGCATCAACGGCAGACTCGTCCTCTCCGCTTTGCTGCGCCAGCTGTAAAGCCGTGTCATAGTACCCACGGAGGACTTCGAGTTTGGCATCGCGTTCCTGTTCCAGGGTTAAGGTTTGCTGAACCTTGCCCTGGTCTATGAGCTGCGTCATTACGGCTTGATACTTCTCTTCGGCAGCGATGCGTGCCTCTTCAAGTTTCTGCTGGGCTTGAGCAACGTTCTTACTCTGACCCGTTTCGAGTTCCTTCTTCTTGGCGGCATCCTTGAAAGCCATCTGCGTGGACTTGGTGTAATAATTCTGCTCAATAGTAAGGAGGTTGGTGGCGTGCTGCGTGTTGAGCGCAGAGATATAGATGTCGTATTGCTCTTGTGAGATTTTCTTCTGGGCAAGCGACATATTGAGGTTGTTTACATCCTTTTGATAAGCGGCATTGGCTGCGTCGAGCGAACTTTGTCGGGAACTTGAGAAATTACGAGACGCAATGCCATCGGCATCTACGGCCTTAGTACCCTTTTTCCCTTTCTTACCGCCCCCTGATTTATACTCCAATTGAGACTTCCGCTTTTCCAGTTGGGCTATCTGATTATCAATAGCTTTTAATCCTTTGGTATCGCCAACCTTTATAGTGAGCCTTTTAGCTTTCAATGCCTCTATCTTTTTGTCTATGGCATCAAGTTCCGCTCCTACCGTGCCGATATTGGCATTACCACCTCCTCCTCCGCCATTACCGCTGTCTGCGGAGAACAGTTTTTTACCAAACTCCTTGCCTATGGCATCAAGAGAGGTGTCTATCACTTTTATCTTATCGGCTGTATCCTGTAATTGGCGAGACATTGCCGATACTTCCGCAGAGTAACCTGACGCAGCATATACCTGTCCTGGTGCAACATTACCTTGTGAGGTCTGCGGCCGACCAGCATTGTTTCTCGTAAAGTTTGCCTGTTCCTGCTTCAGGTCTTTCAGTTCCTTTTCCTGCTGGCGTTGTTTGATGAGCAATTCTGCCTTCTGCTTACCCAAATCCTTGATAGTCGCCTGAGCTCCCTCCAATAAAGCCTTTTCCTTGAGGGCATTTAGATAGCGTGTCAAGGCACGTGTGTTTTCATCGTAAACTTGCCCCTCACGGGTAAGTTTGGCGGTATAGTCAGGGACAATCTTCTGAAGGGCTGCGATTGCGTCCTGACGTTCGGCAAGAGATAGTGAGTTGTCGTGAATGCGTTTGGTAAGCATCTCTATCTTGATGCGCTCCTCCTCCACCTTACGGCTGGCTTCGGCCTGAATGTCATTGAGCTTCTTTTGCGCTACGGTGGCTGCATCCGTGCGCTTATTGAACATCAGTAGCGCACCGACAACAAGCGTGATGGCTCCAAAGATAAGCCCCCAGGGACTGAGCTTTAGAACGACATTGAAAGCCTTTTGTAAGGCAATGGAAGTGGTCATGGTCTTGTTCAGGACGGCGTGGCGCAATACAGATAATTGCAGCATAGCGTTCTCTACGGCAGCAGCTGCTGCCTTGAGCTTGCTGACCGCTACGGCACGCAGACTCCATAGGTAGGAGAGTTTTTGACCTGCTATATAGGCTGCATAGGTGGCAGTAAGCAGGACTACGGCTTTCGTAAGCAGAACAAGGGTGTCGCGATGCTCGACGAGGTACTTGATTGCCTTAATAGCACCTACCTGTATCTGCCCATAAACATCCGAGAACTCTTCCTTGATGGGCAGCAACGCTTCGCCGAGGGAACGCTGGGCATTCTCAAGCTCAACGGTGCGCTGGGCCGCACGGTCGGCTGCGGAGATGTAGGTCTTGCCAGCCTGTGCAAGATTGGTCTCCACAATCTTTGCCACGCCTTTCATAAAGTCGCCCGTCTTCTCGGTTTGCTCCTTTATCTCGGCAGCAGAGAGTCCGAGGTTATCGAGGATCATTGGCGACTTACGGCCGAGACCTGTTACGATGGAATCGACCATGTAGTCGAGCGACTGCCCTGTCTGCTGTGCCTTGAGTTGGGCAAAGGATAGGTACTTGCCGAGGTCTTCGAGCGGGATACGGAAGTCCTTGGCTTTGACGGCTGCTTTCATCAGCTCGATGTCCGACACGGTGCCTTTGGTGGCGGTGCGCAGTTCTTTCAGATAGTCGGCTGTACCTATTTTCTCGAAGGCTTGGGTGATACCATCGGCCGACTCGGCAAGCTCGATGCTCTTATCGACAGAGTCCGATAGTGTCCCAAGAAGAGATTTTCCCCAGCCAACAAAGGTCTCAATACCTTTGACGGCAAGTTGCCCCATAAAGAAATTGTTATATTCGTCGGAGCTGGCCAGCTCCTTGAAATTCTTTGCATTCTGCTTCAACTCTGCCATTCGGGCATTAACGGTCTTCAGACGGCTCTCAAGGGCTTCATACTGCTTGGGATTGAGCGACTGGGAAACGTTATCCAGCTCCTTTTGCAATGATTTCGACTGCTTGCGGAGCTGCGACATCGTCATAGCGTTGGTATCCAAGGAGCGTGTCTGTTCCTGAATACGTGAGGTTAAGTCCTTAATCTGCTTACTGGTGTCTTTGTAGGAGGCTGCGAGCTTTTTGTATTGGTCGGTCTCCTTCTTGCCCGATGCTTCGAGCTTTATCATCTGTTGAAGGCGTTGCTTGTTCTCGTTGCGAAGAGAGGCCGACTGGGTTTCCAGTTTGTGAATCTCTTGCTGCGCCTTTGCCGTCTTGACATCGACGGTGTATTGGATCTCATCTTCTGAAAGGTGCTTGTTTGCCATAATGCTTATGGGTTTAATGAACGTTGTAACTGGTCGTGGATGGTCTTTCGCACTTCGTCGGTAAATCCGAAGCGAAGCTGTGGGAATGTCTCGTGATAAAGAACACCCCAAACGACACGATTATAAAGCGCAAGGTTGCGCCGCTTGAACTTGGCGATACGGTCGTTGCGCTGACGGTACGCCATATCCAAAAAACGGAGGTAAGGCAAGATACGGACAAAGACGGTGTAAGACTCGCCCGATATGCTGGTATTGGAGGAATGCTTGGAGAGGGAGGAAAGAAGACGCCCTGACCGAAGCTGATAATTACTGCGCACGACGGACTCCTGCGTGGCATAGATTTTAGAGATACCCTGCTGGAGGGTATCGTGGACGAACTTCTTACGAATGAGACTGTCTGTTACCATATTTGCCTTTTTATAGTGCAAATATAATAACAGACAGCTATAGTATAAAGGACAGTTTGCCCTCTGATAAAGTGGTATTACCTCATTAGGTGGCGATAGAGAGGTATTCCTATTATCGGGGTAAGAATACCGCAAAGCCCTATGTATAGCAATTTGAATGGCCAAGGCTCTCTGTGAGTTACAAATGGCATCAAAATGAGTGTTATCAAAAAGAAAATTGCTTCTAAAAGTACCATGCTAATTTGTTTTATTTCAATGCAAATATAAATTTTTATTAGGAATAACGCAAGTTATTCTTCGAAAATCTCCACCTCTATCGCCCTGAACAATTCGAGGACAACTTGCGGCACCATAGAGTTGCCGAGGGCTTTTATTGATTCCTGTCGCCATCTTGTGAAAGGAATGGTAAGACGAGATATATCAAAGGGTAGCCCATCATTTCCTCTACAAATAGGGGAGACAGTTGGGAAGTCCCTCCACCAATCTTGTGGGCAATCTGCTCCGCCAAGTTGCTCTGCGCCGCGTTCTTCTTGCGATGCGCCTTGAGGTTGTCCATCGTCATCATGGCACGCATCCCGTCGCTCGCACTTGGGGTCAGCAGCCAGTCGCATTTGCGGAACATCTCGGGCAATCCCTTCTGCTTGGAGTTCACGCCCCTCTTCTTGAAGTCCTGGGCGCAGGGTGTCGGCAGGAGTTGAACCGTCCTTGCAAGACCGAGGCTGAAATTCGTTGTCGGGGTTACCTTGCGCAGAGTCCCTGAGGGTGTCTGTACTATTCTGTCGTTCTTGCCGAGGACTGCCCCCATCGTCGCATCTGCGGCACTCGGTGTAGGCAACATCCCATTGATAGCCATCGCCGTCAGCCCTGACCCCATCTGACTGTTGGGGTTGTATGTCGTAGCCCATTTCGTTGCCTCGGAGGCATTCGGGGTCGGCAGTATGCCGTGAAAATTGATGAAGTCCATCAGACCGTTGGGGCGTTGCTCGCCGTTGGCTCTGCTGCCCATCGTCTTCCCTCCCTTCTCCTTCAGTGCCTTGATGCGCTTGCTGTGTTGTATCTCCACCGCTAAGGGCGTGGGGAGCAGACCGAGAGAAAGGAACTTCTGTTTGCCGTTCTCGCATACCTTCAGCCCTTGTGTTACTGGCGTGGGAAGAATGTCGGAGTAGACCACTTGGCTCAGTAGGCTGTTGTACTTCGTTCCGTTCTTGTAGCCGTTGCGCTTCGCCCTCGCCCTCATCGACGCAGGGTCCTCGCAGAACTCCCTCGTGCAGGGTGTCAGCAGTAGGTGTGGGAACATCCCTTCTTGCGACGAACCACACTCTGTCTCGCTGGTGGGGCGCACCGACGGCACAAGCCGGAATAACAAACGGCTGGACGGCGTATCCTTCACGCTCAAGGTCTGAGCAGACTGTTTCGACGACAAACTCCTGTTCTTTTTTGTAAATGTCGTCGTTCTCGTCGAAGAGAGAGGTTGTGCTTCCCACCTTAACCTCTTCGCCGGGCTGTACCATCGAGAGGATGCCAGCAACGTTCTCACCAATAACGAAAGTGGGCTGTATCTGCCTGATGACTCGTAGCATCTCTGGCCAGAGGTAGCGGTCATCGTCCGCTCCAAGTCGCTGCCCTGCTGAGCTGAAAGGCTGGCAAGGGAAGCTTCCCGTGAGAATGTCGATTTGTCCTTGCCACTTTGAGAAGTCTGTTGTCTTGATGTTTTCATAATTGATGGAGTTTGGAAACCAGTAGTTGAGGATTGTGTTACAGAACTCGTTGATCTCGCAGTGAAAAACATTTTGCCACCCGAGCCATAAGGCTGCGAGTTCGGGTGCGCCAATACCGCTGAAGAGCGAGGCGTGTCTGATAATTTTTCTCATTCATTTTACCTGTTTGTTTGTCAATGGCAAAATTATATACTTCTATTCTGTTTGTAAAGGACACCTCGTTTCACAACGAAGTGCCCTGACAAACAAACATCCAAATGAATGGATGCTTTGACAAAAAAGAAAATTATCGCTCACGGAACATCCACTTGAACTCTAAGCCGTGTGCCCCGGGACGGTTACAGAACTCGTATCCGGCATCGCGGAGTGCGAAGAACACTTGTTCGGGGCTAACCTTGGCAGAGGGGTCGATGCCACGGATGGCATCGACAACCTCGGTGGTGGAGAAGAAATGGGTGGTTTCGGCAGGTGCTGAAGCAGGGCGGTAGGTGGTGGAAAGAGCAGCAACGTAGATGCTGATATCTGTGATGGGCTGCTCAGGGGTTTCTTTCTTATTACTCATTGTCTGAAGGGTTAAGGGTTTGACGATAATCGGCTTCGCCTGAAGGGTCTACCGAGGTGAGGAACGTGCCGAAGTCCTTACGCAGGGCGCGCAGGGTGTCGAGGAAGGTAAGGGCTGTCTCGGGCTTGATGTTATTGGCATCGCGCCACTGATCGATAAGGAAGTCCTCAATGGCCTGAAGACGCTCGGTGCACTCGTAGATGTAACCAGGGTCGAGCATTGCTTCAAGGGTTGCTGTGGCTTCCTCGCCCAAATGAATGAGAGTAGTTTTCATTGTGCGCCTCCTTCCTTCTGCTTATCAGTCTGCGAAAAAACAAGATTGTAAATGGCATAGCTGGCGGTATCATCTTCAAACTCTACTCTTACAGTTGCATCGCCACTCATATAAGTTACATATACAGTATCCTCAAAAGCCTCCAATCGCCCTTTTCTGCTAAGGCTCGGAATTATTTTTCCTGCAACATCTCTTTGAACCAATGTTACCTCTTGCCCTTCTTTCATATTCGAAACGATATCCTTTGCCATTTGGCTAAAGTAAAAGGTAGCTCCTGTTCCACTATGCTCATCATATCTAAGCAAATAAGTATCTAAACTGGCTGCTATCTCTCGACCTCTTTTTTCAACTTCCTTTTTTGAAAAAATAACATCAAATTCTACTACCATCTTTTCCATATCAGGGAAATTCATTTTAATTTCCATCTCTGCTGTAGTTAATCCTTTCATTTTTTACCTCCTTTCTTATCTGTTTTGTTGATGCGATAGACGAGCCAGCCTGCGCAGAGTGCGGAGGTGATGGCTGTGAGTGGCTGCTGCTCTACGGCGATGGCAGCGAGAATGAGGCACAAAGATACGGTATTGACACGAAGCACCAAACGACGGGTTACGGGGAACTCGGCGATACGGCTGTAGAACTCGCTCTTCTGGTCGAGCCAAAGGTTAATGGACTTGATTTTGCGCTGTATCGTAGCACGTACGTTGATAGCTGGGCGAGTTTGCGCCTGGGCTTCAAAATTGATTGTCTGTTGCATATTGCACGTGTTTTGACATTGCCTGGATCCGCCAGGTACGGATACAGAAAAAGCGGATGCTCTTCCTGTTCGTCAAAACACGTGTCTCACACCCGAAGGGTAAAATCACAAGGAAGGCATCCGCCAGTATCGAAAGTTGCAGCCTTTGGGGCTACAATATGGGCATAAAAATAAGCCCATCGAAATTTTAATAAGTTCGGGGCTTGATGTTCATCTCGCCCTTCGTTTGTGTATTGCTACACGTGTTTTGACAGTTGCAAAGATAGGTAGAAGTTTTGTAACCGCCAAATAAAAGCGCAATTATTTTTGCGTGGCGAAAGTATTTAATTGTCTTTTATGTCAGGAGCATCTATTTCTCCTCCCAATTCTTTATAGTATTGGTAGGTCTTAAAGATACTATTTAATTCTTCAGAGGATATAGTTCTTGTCGTATACTCTTCAAGATTAGTAACCTTCATTTTAACATTGCTACCTATCTGCAATGAATCTAAAAAATCAACAGCATAAGCAGATGGTATGTCATAATAACTTCCTTTATAAGATTCGTGTGCCATATAAGGCTGGACAATAATTTTTACTATTTTATTATCAATATTAAAGCAAAACATTGTTGTTCCTGACACTTTCTCAACTTCCGAACCTTGGATAACTAATCTGAACCTTTTAGCCTTACCTTCCTCTATTTCAAAGTATGACCACAAATAATCCTTTCGGACAGACTTTGGTTTGTTTTTAGGATAAATGATTTCAGGAATTCCATTTGAAAAAGAATCTCGTTCAATTATGTAATTATTGGTTATGATGGAATGAATAGAATCGAACTTATGTTTTTGTTCTTTCTCTATTAATTCTTGTTGACGTTTTATATTATCACCACAACTATTTAATAGTAGGCATATTATAGATAGATAAATTAATGCTTTCATAAAGATTTTATTTAGATTACTTTATACGGCAAAGGTACAAAAAGATATTCAAACATGCGTTAAGAAACTTACGCAACGTAACAAAAAAAGCCCCAGATGCTTCACGCACCAAGGGCTTCGGCTCTTTTTTATGAAGTACGTCGCCTTTAGAACGAGGCGGCCTGTAATTCCGTTCTTATTTGTGAGATACAAGCGGAGAGCTTCTTATAGGTAGCTTCTCCTGCTGTCTTGACACCACTCGTGTACTGGCGCATGAGTGAAGGATTGATACCGGCACGTTTGGCTATCTCGGTAACGTTGAGAAAGCTGAAATAATTGAAGAATGAACGGAGGTCATATTTATACTCGAAAGTAAGTCCTGTGTAGCGTGCATCTTCAGGATATGCCTGACGGCATTCTTCGACAGCTTTCAGAAAGTCGACCTTAGCCTCACTGGCGGTTGCTCCGTCGCCATCAATGAGGGCGTATTCGCCAATGGGTTGTTCACTGTAGCAAGAATAAGTCCCATCGTCGCCGAACTCGATTGTTACCAAAATTTTGTGTGCCATATTTCTGTTGTTTATAATATACTTGAAAGAAAAGAGCCCCTCCTTATTATTTCAGCAAACCAACTCTTGAAAAAGGGGCGGTACGCCCGGACGATTAACGTCCGAGCAATACCTTGTAGATTTTCTTCAACAGCCCCGTTTTGACTTCATGGCTGCCATGCCTTGGAATCCTGATTTTCGCCCCAGTTGCAGGGTTTGTCCATTCATCGTGCTCGGCACCATGTTGAGTGAGTAAGCATCCTGCTTTCCTCAACTCCTTGTAAAGTTGATTGTACTTCATAATTTAAAAGAGCTCTTTTTGTCTTAATGACAATGCAAAGGTAGCAATTTCGCTACAAACCTCCAAATATTTTGGTAACTTTTTTGCTACCAAGTAAGATTTTTAACATTTGAAGCAAAAAAGCCGTAGCAGTTTGAAGGCTGCTACGGCTACAAAGAACGAGCGGTGTGTGGGTTATTCCTCTACGACAAAGCCGTGGGCAATGAGGTCGGCAAGGAAGGCTTCGGGGCTTTCGGTAGAAACAAGGTAGCCCTCAAGTTCCTGAAGGCGATGGGCAAAGCGCACCATATAATCGTTGTCCGTACCCTGACTGTCGAAACGGCTGCCAGTGCGGAGCTGGTGGAGGAAGTCGGCTGGAGAGGTGGCGACCACTCGGTCGCCATCCTTCAGCGTGTAGGTTGTTGTCATGCTGCTAATTTTTTTGTTCTCAATCTGAAGTAAAGTTTTTCGCTTTCGGTAAGGAAAGGTATGTTCTGAAGGGTGGTACCTGTCTGCACCATACCTTGCTTTGCAAAGGTAATCATTTTTGCGAGGAAATGTATCCAAGCCGACATTTTTGTGAAGTTGGTTGAGCCTCCGTGCTGGCGGAACTCCACCGTGCGATGGCGTGCATAGGCTTCGAGGTTTACCTTGTGGTAGCGGTTGTTGCTGAATGCTGCTCGGAGGTCGCTGATGGTGGAAGCTCTGTTGATGGCAGCCTCAGTAATGGCTGTAAGCCCTTTGCAGTAGGTGTTATTGCGACGGCTGCGTGGCATGAAGTGGTCGATAACTCCCTCAAGACGTTTGTAGGTGAGGATAAGGTTCTTCCAAGTCTGAAGGTCGAACTCGGCAGCGTCCATGTGAACGTGAAGTCCGCAGGAGTCGTTTACCTTTACATCGCAAAGGTCGAGTACCCAGCAGACCTTTTCAAGTTCCTCAAGTCCCTGCTCACCGTGAAGAATTGGGCTTACCAGCTCGAAAGTATTGTTGCCGTGAAGGCTTGCGTCTGTTACCAGTTTCCAATGGTCAGCGTGATCGGTGTGGTTGTAGCCCTCTACCTGTACCCTGATACCAGCAGCAGTAAGCTCGCGTGCAAGGCGTTCACGTGTGCAGTTGTAAGCCTCTATCTCAACACCGAAGTTTCGGTTGAAGGTGTAGTCGAGCTGGGGAAGAACCGTAGCTGTAGCCTGTGCTGCCGTAGTAGTCAATCCCAGCATCATGCGCTTGTAGACATTCTGTACAAAGCCGTAGTTGCCACCAGCTGCAAGGTCGGCTACCTGTCTGCGTGTAAGTCCGAGGGCAAGAAGTTTCTGAATCTTGGAAGTCTTTGTTCCGTTCTCGTTGAGAATGCTTTGAATTTGCTCGTTCATAATCTTTGTTTTTTAATTGTTCCTTGTTTCTAATTGTACTGCTAAGGTAACACTATAAAGAGGAACGTGCAAGTAGTATTGACTTTATAATCAGAGGTTTAGAAGTAATTATCTAATGATAAAAGATGCTGCAAAAAGGGGCTTACGCATCGCTGCGAAAGCCCCGTCATCCTAAACAATCTATTAACCTAAATAACTAAAAAACCTATGAGAACATTTATTTAACTAACTGGTAATATCGTGCGTAAGTGAGCCGTGTGTGTGGATTACGGCTGATGATGTCCATGCGCACCTGCTTGCAGCCGAAGCGGAAGAAGAGGAAACGCTTGGGTATGCGGTGGACGATGATGTCGAGCGTGTCGGTGGAAGATACCGAGCCACGGAACAGGCTGTCGGACACACAACCGGATAACGACATCCAAGAATCGTGCCAAGAGAAGCATACCAGGCTATCGGGACGATGCAAACTGTCGGTAGATACTGTGGCGGTGGCGGTGGTGTGCCAAACTGGTGCGGTAATGTCGGCTGCGGTGGCAGTGGCAGCGGTGGCAGCCTCGGAGATACGTGAGGGCTTGATGCCTACCTGACGGGCCACCTTTGCCAAAGTGTCTCCGCTTTCCTTGAACTCCGACGGACGGAGGGTGAGGGCAGGAGTAGAGGCATGGCTGTTACCTGTACCTGTTTCGCTGATTTCTACCACGCCGTTGTGGAGCAGAATACTTTGGTTCTGCTTGATGCGGTCGCGGTCGGCTGCCGTGTCGAGATAGAGACAAATGAAGAACACCAGGGCAGCGATGAGTACCAGGAACGCACCGCAAATAGCATAGATAATCGCAATTCTCTTTTCCATAGTCTATTGACACATTTTACGAACAGAGGCTATCAAGGAGAGCATCTGACGAAGATAGTCGGGAGAGGTGGCATACTTGCTGCCACGATTATCGCAGATGCGACGGGCGAATTCCTCGGCATCGTGGCGGTATGGCCACGCATCGGCAAAGCCCGGCTTCTGAAGGAGGCGAGAATGCTCGGCAAGGCAGTCGGCAATGGAGTCGAAGTCCTTAAAGAGGCGGTAGACGGTGTAATACCAACGATTACCAGTCTTGCACTTGCATACGGACACGACACGTTCCGGAGCCGTGAAGGTGCGAGAGGGTGTATTGAAATACTCGTGGGTAAGGATGAGAACGGTCTTGCCCGTCCAGTTACTGCCCTTGGTAATGCCAAAGAGATTGTATTTGCCCACACGGGATTTTCCCCAGCCACTCTCAAGGATAGCCTGGGCGGTAACGAACTCGGGGGCGATGTCGGTGGCTTGCTGCGCTGCCACATAGATGTTGCGTGCAAAGGCACGCTGTGCTTCTGTAGCCATAATCAGTCTTTTTTGATGTATTCGCCCTTATCATTGAAGTCCTTTAGACGGCGGACGAATGAGGTTGGAAATATAGGATAGATGGCTTGAATGTTCTCAATGCAAGAGAAACACTCGCGCACCATCATAAACACGCAAAGATAGGTTCCTATCCACTGGGTAGCACCGACAACGCTGCCATTCACCTTGAAATTGGCAAGCACGTTTGAAAGGATGAGCAGAAGAATGTAGATGGCAATCTTCTTGCTGAACTTACCGAAGAATGCCTCGCTGGAGGCATCTTTGTGGAGGAAGTGCTTCCACACGCTGAGAATAGTGTCGATGATGATGGCGACGCCTATCCACTTGGCAAACTCCCAGTCCTGGAAGAGGTATTGGGAAAGGTCGGTTACCACGGTGAGTGGCACAGAGACGATTGATATCATTGGTAATCTTTTCATTATTGTCGGGGCTTTAATTGTGATACAAAATTACGTTACTGCATCCGCTTGGCAAAGGACCGACTGAGGTGGTGGGTGCCGAGCGCATCGGGGCTGATGCAGGAGAGCATAAGCGTCCATCCGACGGAGGAGAGTTCCGTGGCGACAAAGGGAATTATCTCCGCCTTATCGAGTTCGCCACGTGAGAGCCACTCGATATTGCCCTGCTCCGCATCGGCAAGCATCCAGGCGTGAACCCTTGAGAGCAGACGAAGTGTAGCGTCGGAGGCAAGCATATATTCGGCAGCGTCGGCACGGTTGGTCATCTTGTTGGCTACGGTGATAGCGATGCGCTGGGTGATCTGATAGGAGTTGCGCCCGTCGGCAAGCATATTCAGTTCGCCGTAATCAACGAAAAGGAACGAACCTGCCAGTTTATCGATGCGCTGCTTCAGTTCGTCAAACGACTGCCCATAGACATAGTTGGCAATTTCAGGGATGCGCGACATATCGGGAAGATTGTCAAGAGCTTCAGCAAGTTCGTTATACCCCGGGAAGTCGCTCGACCCATTGGTGAGTATGGCACGGATACCCTCCTTGGATGGGTATTGTGCGAAATAGAGGAACTGGTCTTTAATCATAATATCTTATCGATTACGGAAATGGGCAAGCCCACCTCCTCACTGATTTTCAACTTATCCCATCCAAAGCCCTTCATATCGTGGACGGCATCGATGGTCTTCTTGCGCAGCACCTTCAGATAGGTAAGCACGTTCATCTGCTCTATCTGACGAGCATCGCCAAGCCCCTCTTTGGAGAGGTCGTAGAGCGCATCGGAGGCATCGGTAGTGATGGGATGTTTGGGCTTTTTGACGAACTTCGACAAAAGAGAGAATGAAGTCTTACTAAAGAGATAGTTGTTAAACGCCTGAAAATTAAACGATATAGCCGTAAGTATTTCGACAGGTAGTTTGACGAACTCCTTTGCCATTTCGTGGGCAAGCTCGGAATGGTACTCCTTTTCGGGATAGTAGAGAATGGCAGCGAGAAGCGGAAGCGACTCGTCGCCCTGCTCGATGAGTTCCTGTGCCTCGACATACTGAAGGGCTGTGAGCGAGCAGGTGAGCATTCCGTAGCATGTCTCAATCTTGTAGCCTTGATAACGATGCTCGCCAATTCGGACGGCAGGGATGAGCTGCGCACAGAAGCACAGGTCCACCACATACTGATAGTCGAGCCGGCGCAGTACACGAGCAAGGGGAATATGCAGACGGTAGGGATCGATGCGACGGCATAACTGGTAAGTTTCGTCGTCTACGCCGTCCAGTACGGCGTTGTTGTCGGGATAGTTGATTTGGAACATAAACGTGAGTTGCTCGGAGATAGCCACAAGGTTGGCAATCTGCTCCTCGGAGCGAAACTTATGCTTATCCCAACCCATAACGTCGCACAGCCAGTTAATGCGTACCTCGCCGGCAGAGAGTTTACCAGCGGACATACGAAGCAAGTCGGCCACAAGGTGAATGTACTGGCGGTCGGTCATACCGTCCCAACGGTTAGGGATGCGGTGTATTTCCCCTTTATAGACGAGTTCAATATCCTTTGTCATGGCAGCATAATGATTTTGTCATCAGGGCGGTTATACGCTGAATTAGAGCAGAAGTCCACAGACGCGTCCGTTGCGAGCAAGGTATCGGCATTGGCGATAAGTTCCTCGGCTTCGAGGTCAAGACGGTCGGCGAGGTCGAGGGCAGCATCGTGTTCGTCCTTGCCAGAGCGAGAGGCGTGGCTGTCGTCAAAGAGGTTGCGGATGGTTGGAGGGAACTCTAAGATGTCGAACCGACGGAGCGACTTGGCAACGGTCTTTTTAACCAGTGCGAGGCTCAATATCGGCTCTATTCGCTCACGATTGTCATCAGTGAGGCGGTCGTAGTATGCCGACAGACGCTCGTCGAGGGTCTCCTTCTGAAGGGGAAGAATGCGGAAGAAAAAGAAGTAAGACAGGTCTATTGGATAGATAGAGTCGAATTCATCCGCAGTTCTGATTTTGCAGACACCGATAATCTTGTAGTATCGAGATTTTCGCCATAAGGCAGCAGGAGAACTGGTGTCTCCACTATCAACCTCTGCCGACATAAGCTGCTGGATAATGGTATCCATAGCGTTGTAGTAGTTGTCCATATAGGAACGCTTCATTCCCTCAATCTCGTACTTATAGACATCCACGTGGTTCTTACGACGGTTGATACTGTCAAATATCAGCTGCGAAGCCATTGTCATATTGGCCACAGCAGAACGCAGGGACTCTATCAGTGCATCGTCGGGATTAAGGGCGATGGCATTGAACACCTCGGCGGTGATGATGGTTTCCACACGCTTTCGGGCTGTTACGCCTGACGAGAGGAGGTCGTTTAAGTCCATATTCGTCTCGACACCGGGAGCGTACTTGCTGAAGGTGCCGAAGTCCTTAAAAATATCTACTAAAACATTCTTCATGACTGTTGCTGATTAAGTCTGTCCTTGGGTGCTACATCTTCCTGTCGCTGCGGAACCTCACGATAGAAGCCTATGCGATAGCCCTGCTGCCAAAGTTCGGGGAAGTTGAGTCGGAGCGCATAATTGAACGGCTCGCAGCATATCTCATCCTCGGGAGTTAGCGACATTATATATATAAGGTAGTTATAGTAAGAGTCCGATCCCGACTTACTGATAACACCGTCTTTGTCCACAGCTGTAATAGAGGCATCCAGTCCGACACTTGAAAGCAAGGCTTGCTCGGTGCGTTTGTCGTAAGCTATCAAAGCCTCGATATATTCCTTGTACTTGAGGTCGATGGTTTCTATCTTCCATTGCTGCTCGTTGCCGGAACTATCCATAAACGAGATAGAGGAATAAGCCTTCCCCTGATTGTCTGAACCGCTCAAGTAGTCGCCTATCTTACGCAGCTCCAATCGCATATACTCCACAAGCAGCGACTCCCGATACTCTGTACCAATCTCGATGCCATTGTACTTCACCAGCTCCTGTTTCTTCGATTTGCGGATTTTATTCTCCTCGCACAACTTCATCAGCTGATTGCGCTTGCTCGATACCCACGCATTGGGGATAATGATGTGTATCTTGGCAGCGAGCGAATTACGCAAGAAGGAGTTGATATAGGTGGCGGTCTTGTTGCTACCCTGGATATAGGGGCGTGCGCCTTGGTGGGTTTCGTTCACACCGTAGAACTCATCGACCGATTTCTCCCTATGGTGGGAAATGGCTGCGTACTGGTAGTTGTCTACTTCTGACAAATTGAACTTAGGGTATATCTTGTAGCTGCTTGCGCCATAGGTCCACCTGCCCACCGCTATATGACGAAAGTCGTTGTAGCTCATCATCTCGTAGGCTACATCCTGCCGTGTGGTGGCAAGACGGCAGTGCTTGTTCTCCATTGCTTCAAGCCCTGCCACTGGCTGCAGCCCCAATCGCTTACCACGTGCAAAACGCCATTTCACAAAGAAGTCGCCAAAGTAGTAGAAGTTCTTGATGCAGGTCTTAGCAAAAGCCTGTGCCGAGGTTTCCATTCCACGCTCACACCACGTATTCATCCAATCGTCCCACTCGGGTAGTGCAAGGTACTCACGTTTCATCTTGCCACCTTCTATCGTCTGCATATAGGCACAGGGTCCATGGCCATAGAGCATCTTAATCTCCTTGCTGTATAAGCGTGGTAACAGACGGTTCTCTTTAATCTCCGTCGTTACTTCATCGCACAGGGCGTTGTTCACACCACGCATACAGACTTGGTAACCATTGACACTGAGCCACTGGTGTTCGTGCATAGTAAGCTGTCTGCCTTGCGGAACGAGTAAGCCTGGTGTTCCGAACACCTGCTTTCCCTCGCCTATCTGAAAGGATAGTACGTTGCCGTCCATTATATATGTGCCGGCATTGCCATATAGTTCTATACTGTCTGTCATAACCAATTTATCTTGTGTAGTTTATATCCATCCTGTGGAAAGCCCATATACCTGATGAGTATGCGGTAGCACATCTTAGGTTCTCCATGCTCGTCCTCAAACAGAAAGTAGTTCTCCGAGTCCACGCCAAACCTATCCTGTGGTAGCTGGGTGCGGTACTTGCAATGAGGCTTCACTATGAGCTTATCCCCAGCCATACCCTGCGACCTTGAATAAGGGAAGAAGCACAGCGTGAAGTCGCCACCAGGGAGCTTGCTAATCTCCCTTGCCCACTGCATCGCATTGATGCCGTCCATTTCGATTGCCTTCTTCATCACTTGCGAAATTACGCAATTCCCCTATGGGGGCAAAGGACGGCAAATGGGGGCTGGCGTCATATTTCCGTGCTTTTGAGAGGTTGCACCTCAATATCCAAAATCAGCGGTGCGTGCTGATAAACGCCGTTTGTTTATTTTCGTTTTTGATTTTCAGAACGCAAACCGTTGATTTTCAACAAAGTAACTTTTTGACCTATGTAAATAGCCCTCGTTATTGCCTGTTTTTGCCAACTTTTTATGTTGCTTTTGCTACATTATTGGGGCTTAAATGGCTATGTTTTCGGGTAAATCATCGGGATAACTGCTTAATTCCTTCTTGATAAGGTCGGAATAAAGACCATAAAGCAGGTAAATCATTGCACTTGGGAGCTGCGTCGTTAGCCCTGGTCGCCGCTTCAATTCCTCCTTTCTCTCCGAGGCTTTGTCAAGCTCTATTTTGCCGTTGGTTTTCTTGAGCGGGCTGATAAGAATGGCACTGCACAGGTTAGGGCACTCGTTCTCATCGATGCGCACCTTTGGGAGCAAGGCAAGTTTCTCGCCAAAGAGCAACTGGCACAGGCGGAACTGCTGCCAGTGGTAGATGGTGGGCGCACCGTCGTTGTAAAGGATAACCGAGAAGCCGTAACTCTCCAAGGCTGCCTTCATCGTGAGCGAGTCGGTGGTTATCTGCTCCAGTTCCTCACGTGTCTTGTTGCCGGCACGGTCGGGGTAGAGGTGGATAACCTTGTTCACGGCATCCGTGCCGAAGAACGAGTACACCTGCTGCGCAAGTTGCTGCTGGTCGTCGGGAATGTACGCCCAAAACTCCTTGATGATGTCAAAACGGTTACCATAGTCTTTCTTCTGTCCCACGATGAGCGACTGGAAGTTGCCCGGGTCGTAGCCCATATAGAGCGGTTCTCGCTTATCGTAGTGGCGCAGGTAGCGTGCCGTGAGCAGGAACTGGTCTTTGAGGTCGAATTTCAGTATCTGGTCGTAGATATAGCTGTCCTTGAACTGATGCCGCTCGTGGTCGTAGGTAGTGAAGAACTTATTGGTTACTTCCTTGTGTCGAATGGCGCAGATAGCCGTGAGAAACTCGTCCATATCGAGCGTGTCGAGCTGGGTTTTAAAGAACTTGGGACCGAGAATGTCCTTATTGCAGAACGAAGAGGCACGGATATAGTAGATGGCGTTACGGCGCATATCGGCAAGGCGAGGCTTCCAGCGTGCCACAAAGGCATTGAGCCGCTCGCTCTCCAAGCGTATCTTCTCCATAACGACGGGGTTCTTGGTGTTTCGCAGCTCTTGCTGAAGGGTGAACTGCTTGTATAGCGACTGGTTGATGGAAAGCGACACCGAGGCTATCTCCTCGATGAGCTGGCGGTCCATCTTGTTCTCGTATTCCTCAAACCAATCGTCCTCACCCAAATCGACACGGGCCGTATCACTCACACCGGTAACACCTTCGTAATATGCCGACCGTCTAATCTCTGCCGAGCCACCACGGAGCGATGGGAACAGGCGCGACTTCAGCTTCTCGCCGCTGTTGTGCTTCATCTCCTCCACGAAGGCGTGTACGGCGTTACGACCTGCCACACTCTCGGGCTGGTCGGAAGACACGAGCTGCAAGTGTGCTCCGTTGCGGAAGATAACGGAGTGTTTGGCGTAGGCTATGGGGTAACGGGGACGGCGGAAGTGGGAGGGCAGCTTTGACTCGCCCACCACATAGTCGATGCCATACTCCAGCATTGCCCTCTGCTTACCGTTTACCATGACGGGACGAGAGAACGATGCCTGAATGTTAGGCCATACGTTGGTCATCAGGGCAACGTAGGTCTTGTGTACCAGGAACGACAGCTCGCCCGGCATATCGTTCGCCACACGGATGAGCCGTGGCACAATCACACCCTCGGTCTTACCCGTGGCACGCGCCCACTCGGCATAGAGCATATTGGGGTCGATGATGTTCGCCAATAGCTGCACGTGGTTCATATAATAATGCTCGAAGTCGAGCGTAGGGTTCTCGGTTGGTTGCATATCAGTCATTGGGCAGTTCCTCCACTATTTCGGCATCCTGAATATCGGCATCACGCAGCAGACGCTTCTTCTCCTTGTTCTCGATGGGCAGGGAGTCGATGAGTGTAACATAAAATCCTTGGTTGTGCTTGGCTGCAATCTCCTTGAGGTTCTTCTTCGAGAAGCCAAGTTCCTCGGGGGTTAGTTCAGGAGAAATTAAGAAGAGAACTCCTAAATCCCTGTCTGCCTCTGCTATCTCTGAAGACCTACGACGACATTCCAAAGCAGCGTCATAGCATGACTTCATACCCTTGTAGTCGCGATTGAGGGCACAGAGTTTAGCAAGATCCTCATACTTGTTGGCAAAGTTGCTTTCCCAAACTTTAATGGGGACATTACAATCCACCTGAAAGTAGTTGATAGCCTGATAGATTCTCGCCATACAGGTGCGTTCCTCTATCTTTAGTCGTTGCTCTGCATTGATACGGAGCTTCAGCTTTTTGGCAGCTCTTGTAATGTTACGCTCATGCTCGAATATCTCCGCAGACCATTGTAGTTGCTGTAAGAACAACTTTATTTCCTGTGGAATACCCTCGCAGTCCCCATTCGTCAAGAATGCGGATATAAGGTCAGGGTGTATGGAGTCTAACTTCTCAATTTCACTTTTCATATTCCAAAGAGTTTCATACGCAGGTCTTTTTCGGCACGCTCATTCTTACGTTCCTCAAGTAAGGTAATGGAGTCGTTGTCTCCTTTCTCCGCTTTCTTGGCAAGCTCTGCGTCAATGTTATATTCGCCAAGCGCAAGCCCTTGTTGGTATGCCTCACAATACACATCACCGGGCATAGCTATACGATACAGCAAGGCTATACGCTTAGTTTTCCTCAGACCGAGTAGCTGGCAGATACGTTCGGGGGTATAATTCAATGCTCCGAACGTTCTGACTTGATTGATATACTCATCTGAGAGAATTTCATTCTGTGCTAATTCCGACATTGAATTATCTTTTTGGTGTCATCCTCTGATAAGACATTGCCATCCCTCTCCAACAGAACTGGTTGTTGGGGAAACATTGCCATGTATCTTCGTACAGTAGCAGACACGTATTTAGGGTCTATTTCCATTCCATAGCCGATGCGGTCGGTCTGTTGGCACGCCATAATTGTAGAACCCGACCCTGAGAACACATCAACAACAATATCGCCATTCTTGGTACTGTTGGTAATTGGGTATGCCATCAGCGCAATAGGCTTCATTGTTGGATGAATTCGGTTGGCTTTTGGCTTATCAAAATTCCAAATGGTTGTCTGCTTTCTGTCAGAGTTCCAAAAATGTGCAGCCCCAGGCTTCCAACCGTATAGGCATGGTTCGTGCTGCCATTGGTAGTCCTGACGTCCCATTACAAGGGAGTCCTTGACCCAAATGCAGCATTGTGCTATCTTGAATCCAGCTTCCCGAATGGCTCTGCGGAAGTTCTCTCCTTCAGAGTCTGCGTGGAAAACATAGAAGGAACCTCCAGCTTTAACAATGGAAAACATCACGTTGAATACAGACTGCAAGAAGCGGAGAAACAAATCATTCTCCATAGAGTCGTTCTGAATGGTTAGTTTATTGTCTCCTCCACCTTCATAATTGACATTATAAGGAGGGTCTGTGAGAATCATATCGGCAACTCGACCATTCATAAGTGTAGCAATATCCTTCTTCGAGCGACAATCCCCACACATCAACCTGTTGTTACCGAGTCTGAATACATCGCCTGGGCGAGCAAAGACATCACTATCCTCTTGTGGAAGGGTATCAACGGCATCTTCTTGTATCTCTGCTGTATCATTCTCTGTGGCAAACAACTTATCTGTTCCGACAGAGAAATCGTTTTGCTTAACTTCATAGCCAAGATTGAATTTGGCAAGATCATCACCGCTAATATTATATTTTGTGAATAAAAGGGTATCGGGATTTTTCTGCGCAAACTCTGAGTTATATGCAGCAATTTCCTCTACAGCTTCTTTCTTGTTAGAAGCCTGTATTTCCTCATAGGGAATCTCGGGAATCTTGAATCCATAGGAGCGAAGCCCAAGGAGAGCCTTTCTTCTTTGGTGCGCATCGATAATCCACAGTTTGCCATCAGGATCTTTCCACACTTTGAATGAATACTTGAAGCCACGAGTGATGATGAGCATCTGTAACTTCGATAATTTGTCTGCATCAGGCTTTTTGAAATCTTCCTGAAGTTCGATAAAAGAGTCCAGCGGGGCAGTTGGAAGACCACCCAAATTAAAAACTTTTATACTATTTTCCATTGTCATTATTTATTTTGTTGTTCAAGAACCATTTTGAAAAGTCGCTCCCTTTCCTGGTGACGTTCGAGGTTCTTACGGTCGGCAGTGCGTTTATCCTTTCTGTCGCTGCGCTTGAGATAGGAGCGATAACGCTTGATATTGTCGAGGACATTCTTATGCTGACGGAGGAACTCTGCAGGGTCTGAGCGGAGCAACTTGATGAGCTGGGCAATCTCTGAGCGTCCGAAGAGTATGGGGTGCTTACAGAGAAACTTGCCAGTATCATTGAACGATTGCAGCTCGGCGAAAGCCTGATTGTTTCTGATCCTTAGCTCTGCCATATCAGCTACGGCTTGGGCTGTGGGATTCTTATCAAGCACTTCGTCGAGCTGCTTCATCTGTCGCCAAGTGTTGATGCGGTCGTTGTAGATAACGGTTGCCATCTGCACGTCGGCATCGAGAAGATTAGTCCAGTCTACTTTTGGGTACTCTTCTTCTTTGGTGAGGTACTTTTTTTTTCAGTTGCCGACTGTTCCACTTCTTCAGCTGCTTCTGTGGTTGCTGCCTCTTTGGGCTGTTCCACCTCTTCAGCTTCTGTTGCTGGAGCTTCTTCAGGAACCGTTACCTGCTCCGCTTCCTCGGTCGTTTCTGTGGGAGTCTCCTCTTTGGGTTGTTCCACTTCCTCGGCTTCAGGTGCAGGAGTTTCATCGGTAGACTTCTCATCAGCAGGATTGCCGTCATCCTTTGGAGTTTCGTCCTCTTGCTTCTCGCCAAGGGCAACTGGAATCTCATTCTTCTCATCTTCAGGATTCTTTTCGCCATCAGGGTTAGGGTTCTCATTGCCATCAGGGATATTGTCTGTTTTTTCCTCGGCTTCCTGTGCTGCAAGGAATTCACGGCGATTGCGAACAATCTCGTCGTGCGTAACAACATCGAGCAAATCGAACAGAATGTCCTCGGCGTTCTTGCGGGTCAGTCGTAAAACCCAGTTGCACCCCTCTCCCCTCATGCACATAATTTCATAAGTATTTGTTACCTTTGCATT